GCCACGGATTATTTGGATGGAGTGGTCAAAGGGGATCAGGCACAGATAGACAAGTACATCGCTGATTGTTTGGCTGTTAAAGATAAATATCCAAAGTAATAGGAGAGCAACTAAGTGATCGACAAATTAAATGAGGTAGTTTTCTGGTTGCTAGGAATTATAGCATCAATAGGAGCGTGGATTGTGAATCGACTTTTTGGAAGGCTGGATGCCCTAGAGGAAAGAGTAGATGAAGCAGAGCGAACTCTTTTGACCAGGGAAAACCTAGAGGATAGCTTAGAGCCACTCAAAGCAACCAATCAGCTAATCCTTACGCACCTATTGGAACACCGAGGGACAGAATACGGAAATAAAAAGGAAACAGATGAATAACTCACAGTTAATTCAGTTAATAAGGAAGTATGAAGTAGATACTCCTTGTATAGTGACTTGGCGTGATGCGGTAGATAACGGAGATGAGTTTACTATTAAAGATTTGGAACTCAAAGAAGTTCTATATGATACTATAGGTTTTCTTATAGGTATTAAGGATGACTATGTAGTAGTAGCCTATAACAAAGAAAATGATAATAAGACTTACAGGGGTATAGGATATATTCCTTGTACTTTAGTAACGGATATAAGGAGACTTAGTGATGGGTATGATGGTAATTAAAATGTTAGTAGTATTGATGATTGGTATTACTTTTGGTGCTTATGTATGTAATGCACCAGTTATTTAACTATTATAATAGAGAGATATAAAATACTATGAAGAACAATAATAAACCTGGTTGGCAAACAAGTGAATTCTGGATGATGTTATTTAGTGT